TCAGTCCTAAGCAACAACTCTGCACGCGGCTCGCGCTTCACGCAAGCGCGAGCCTGAGTAGTTCTACTCAGACGCCAAAACGGCAAACCGCCATTTTTGACGGTTGCATGACAAATGAGCGCGCTAACATCACGGAAATGTGTGATCGGAGCGGGTTTTGCGCGGGCAGCCGCGCGTCCCGCGCATATCGCCGGTTGCAGGCCGCGACGCGGGCGGTGTTCGTGGACGCCATCGTGGCGCGGGTGCGGTCGTGAGCATGCCCCCAGGGTACGACGACTGGAAGACCGGCGGCGCTGACCCTTACTACCAGAGCGCGGCCCAAGAGGCCGCCTCGATCACGGAGAGGCATGACGCCATAGCCGACATCATTAAGGATGCCCAGCAAGACATCGCAGGCATTCTTGAGGATGCGGAGAAGGCACTGAAAAACCAGTACGCCGAACTGGTGTCAGTGACAGTCGATGTCAGCAATCTCGGCGTTACTATTGAGGTGCGGTCGTGAGCATGTATCCACGGACCAATTACGAGATGACCGAAGAAGACCTTCGCGTCATTCTTGAGCCACCTCGCCATATTGCCCAGTGGTACGGGCGTGATTTAGCACGCTATGAAAAAGAATTGAAGTTCTGGGCACAGGAAATTTATGAGCACGTCCGCGACCATCGCTCACTTGATCTGGTGGGGATTGATGTGCAGCGCGTCACAGAAGACGTTTGCTCAAATTGCAAACGATCTTGGGATGTCGCTTTTGACGAAGAACGCAATAACGAACCTTATTGCGGTCACTGTGGCGAAGTGGCCAAGGTCTAATTTTTTTGAGAGATTGAGGGAGGTGAAATGTTCAGAGAGGCACCAATAACGCCTATTCGACCGGAAGTGGCAACTCTGGCGCAGGCAGTAATCGCGCTTGTTGCGGCTGAGTCCGACCTAGCCAGAGCAAGGGCGCAAGTGCCTGACTATACGGCCCAGTACGACCCAAAAGACTATTACGCGCAAGAGCAGGAGGACTGGAACCAAGCCGCACAAGGACTCTACGCCGCGATTCACGGGGAGAGATCAAAATGAAAAGTGAGGAATTGGCATCGGGTGGTGATTGTAACTGTATAGCCGAGGTCAACGAGCAGTTACAGCGTGAAATGACAGGATGCTATTTGCGTGTTTTTATCAATTTGACTACAGGTAAAACAAAGCCTGCCATCGCGACAGAGCGGCGGACAGGTAAGGGCAGAAAACCACCAATGTTTGTGCCTACGTTTTGTCCATTCTGCGGGATTAAATACCCGGAACCTAAAACGACACCGATCAATGAGCCGGAGGGAGAGAGATGAGATACCTGAAAATTAACAATTCGCTTTATCTGATTCAGATTGCAATTAACGCGGTCAAGGCGGTCATCGGCAAGCGCCAGCCCGTCTACACCATGCCAGAATCTACTGGATTGGAAGAGGTGGGAAGCATTGGCACTGGCATAATGCTGATCAAGCGCGAGGTGTTTGAGGGCATGAGTGAGCCATGGTTTGATATGCCGTGGCAGACAACACGGGGCTACATGGGTGAGGATGTGTTCTTTTGTAAGAAAGCGCAAGAGCTTGGCTACAAAGTCTACATCGACCATGATGTCTCAAAGGAAATTGGCCACATTGGCACGTTTGAATTTCGCCATGAACACACTTGGATTGTGAAAGAAGAGATGGAAAAAGAGGCCCAATAATGGCACTTAGCACATACACAGAACTGAAGACATCCATTGGTGATTGGCTTAACCGAGCCGACCTGACTTCTGTCATCCCTGACTTTATCTCTCTGGCCGAGGCACAAGTTGAACGCACACTGCGCACCAGGCAGATGATTGTCAGGGCCAATGCGTCTTTTGACGCGGAATATGGCGCTGTGCCAAGTGACTTTTTGGAAACCAAATCCCTCAAGCTCACAAGCACAAACCCACAGACCCCATTGGAGTTTTTGAGCATTGATGCCTTGGACAATAAAGCATCCAAATACACCGGCAGTGGCAAGCCTAGATTTTTTGGTGTGGTCGGTGGTCAATTCAGAATTGTTCCAACACCTGATGCCACCTACACGACAGAGCTGACCTATTACGCAAAGTTGGCAAAGTTATCAAACAGTGTGGCCACCAACTGGCTTTTGACTGCAAACCCCGACATTTATCTGTATGGCGCGCTCTTACAGGCTGCACCATACTTGCAAGATGATGCGAGAATCCAGACATGGGCAACACTCTATGAGCGAGCCTTGAACGATTCACAAACTGCCGATGATCGCGGTGCATCTTCTGGTGGTGCATTGCTGACCCGTGCAAAGACTTTTGGATAAGGACTAGACCATGTCATCTTTTACCGACTTTACAGAAAGCCTAGTTTTAACCTGGCTCTTGACCACAGGCTCTGCCACACGCCCCACGGCTTGGTATGTTGGCCTATTCACGGCTGCACCATCTGACACGGGTGGTGGCACTGAGGTCTCAGGCAACGCCTATGCGCGAGTGGCCACCGGCACGATGACTATCTCTGGCACAAGCCCCACAAACGCAACCAATGCAGCGGCCATCGAGTTTGCAGCTGCCAGCGGTGGAAACTGGGGATCAATTGGCTGGGCAGGCATTTTTGATGCATCGACATCCGGCAATCTATTAGCCTGGGCGGCACTCACAACAGCACGCACCATCAATGATGGCGATGTGCTGCGCATCCCAGCTGGCGACCTTGACGTTACCCTGACATGACATGGCAGCCTATGGTCTTGGCCCGTATGGACAAGGGAACTATTCCTATGGCGTAAGCCTTGGGGCAGCAACCTTTGCCGCATCTAGCACTGCGGCAGTTGACGCAAAACGCATCTGCATAGGTGCGTTTTCTGTTTCAGCGTCTAGTACAGAGACAGTCGCGGCCAATGTTGTCAAGACAGCATCTTTCTCGGTTTCAGCGTCTAGCAGTGCATCAGCTGCTGCGCAACGTGTGGCCAATGCCTCGGCAACGGCCTCCAGCACCAGCTCCATGGCCGCAAGCGCTTTGCGCTATGCCATAGGGGCATCGACACTCTCTGCAAGCTCTAGCGCCAGCATTGCGGCCACAAGGGTGGCCATTGGGGCATTTGCATCGGTCGATACCAGCGCCATGTCGGTCAATGGGGTCAGAGTGCCACTCGTTCAAATCCTGATTGAAGACTTTGCCACGATGACAGTGGCCACCAGCGTGATCGTCAACCAGTCGGTGCTGATTGCAGCCGAGTCTGGCATGAGCGTGAACGCGATCAGGAGAAGCAACGCTGCCATCAATTTCACTTGCCAGTCATCCATGACGATTGCTGGCAATCTAAAATGGGTGGCAGAAAGTGACACGGCTGAAACTTGGAATGCAATCTCTGACAATGCAGAGACCTGGACACCGATCACAGACACATCAGAAACATGGACCGGAATTGGCGACAACAGTGAAAGTTGGACACCAATTGCGGATAATAGCGAATCTTGGCAAATAGCCGCATAGGAGCATTTAATGGCAGATTCAACTACATCCAACCTATTACTGACTAAGCCAGAAGTTGGAGCGTCAACAGACTCATGGGGAACAAAGATCAATACCGACTTGGACTCAGTCGATGCGGTGTTTGCAGCTGCCGGCACTGGCACAAGCGTGGGTCTAAATGTTGGCTCTGGCAAGACTTTGAGTGTGGCCGGTACATTGGTGGTGACTGGCGCGGCCAGCACGATTGATGCGACTGCCATTGGCGCTACGACAGCAGACACTGGTGCTTTCACTACCCTAGCTGCCTCTGGTTCTGTAACCCTCTCTGGAGGCACAGCAAACGGAGTTACTTATTTAAACGGCTCAAAGGTTCTGACAAGTGGCTCTGCGCTTCAATTTGATGGTTCTAATCTAGGTCTTGGTGTTACACCGAGTATTTATTGGGGTGGCAACAAAGGACTTGATGTTGGTTCTGTTGGTTGTGGTCTTACTTCCCGTCAAAACAATGAAATAAATTTAGGTCAAAACGCTGCGTATAACACTTATGCTACAAATGGTGTTGCTAGTAGGCTTACTTTAGCCAATGATGGTGCGTTTTACTGGTATCAAGCCCCATCAGGCACAGCAGGAAACGCTATATCCTTTACTTTAGCGCTTTCATTAGAAAGAGATAAGTCACTTGCCTTAAAAGGTGCAGTTTCACAAACTGGTACAGGCATCACATTCCCCGCAACTCAATCAGCATCATCAGACGCTAATACGCTAGATGACTATGAGGAAGGGACTTTTACACCGACAGTATTAACTGAGTTTGGAAGTGCAACAACTGGTGGGCAAACGTCTGTTTACACAAAAGTTGGTAATATTGTCAATGTTTGTGGTTCATTTAACATTGCAACCATAAGTTCCCCAAGTGGGATATTGCGTGTTGGTAATTTACCATTTTCTGTAGCCTCAGTTGGTGTAAATGGAGTTAATGCTTCAGCATCACTTTGGAATACTGCTTCATCTTATGCCTCGCTTACACCTTGGGTTTATACATTTAGTGGTCAACCGCAGTTTTACATCAGGTTTACAAATGGAACTTCTGCTACAGAAGGCGCAGGATTGCTAAAAGTTGGAACTGAAATTTGGTTCAACGTAACATATCGAGTTTCTTAATTAACCTGATTGGATTATCAGGTCGGATACTAACTAAAGGAAAATCATGTCACTTACCAAAACCACAACTGTTGACCAAATCACAGTAACAGAGAACGGCATTGTTCTCTATCGTGAAGCTACACGCATCATGGAAGATGGCAATCAAATCAGCCAAACCTACCATCGCTCAAGCCTCACCCCAGCACAAGACCTAACTGGCGTTCCCGCTAATGTTGTTGCAATCTGCAATACGGCATGGACTGCTG